GTTCTCTATAGGTCAGAGCGGTCCGCTGGATAGTGCTACACAGTCTATGTGGGTAATGGGCCAGCTGGGACGTGATGAAGATGAAAGTGCCGCATATAGCAGCATGTTCAATCTCTGTAAGAAGATCATACGTACCATGCTGAATCAATATCCAAACGTGTCACTGGCACCGGCCAAGGCGGATGCATCTCTCACAGACTGGGATCCCACCAGGATATCATACATGCAGCGCTATGGTGGTCCTACCTGCCGTGGATATGAGCTGCTGCTGAACTTTAAGGAGTATACGGACTTTACCGTAGAGGAAGGATCCGGCAGCGGATCCGGAACAGGTAACTGATGGCTGAACGTGAAGAAGGATTGAGACTGATGGCCGAGCGCTGGGCAGAGATTGTGCTGGAGCGCTGGATCCGCCGCATCAATGAGATGGAAGTCATAGATAGTGGTGAACTGCTTCAGTCTCTCCAGGCTCATGTGAGTGTGGATGCCAATGGATCTCCGGAGAAGATTACCTTCTTTTACACCTGGTATGGAATCTTTCCGGATATGGGTGTAGGCCGTGGAGTCCGTCTGGGTGAGCAGTCTGAAACCAGGCATAAAAAACCATGGTACAGTTCTGTATTCATAGGTCAGGTGAATAAGCTGGGACGTCTGATGGCGGAGCGTTACGGATATGATGCTGCAAACATTCCGCTGCAGGCATTTGAGAACTTGAGCGGAAAAGAGCTGTTGAACATAGGCAGCAGGCAGATTGATGGTGTAAGGGATGTAGAAATATAATAATATGGCAGGAAATACAGTATACAGTGAGAGTGTTGTAACTCTTAATGCATCACAGGCGCAGGCTACCATGACCGCTCTGGGAAACCAGGCGGATGTGCTGCGTAAGAAGATGATTGAGGCTACTCAGCTGGGAGATGCCGAGAGCGCCAAGAAGTACCAGAAGGAACTGGATCAAGTCCAGAAGTCCATGTCATCCATACGTAAGGAGACTAAGGATTACCGTGACATCCTGAACCGTCTGAACGGTGCCACACTGGGCGAACTGCAGAAGGCCGCTCAGGGCCTTAACCGTGAATTGAAGAAACTCAAGCCTGGCACTGAGGAGTTCATCCAGAAGAGCAAGGAACTGAAACAGGTGCGTGGCCGCATGAAGGAACTCAATGATGAGACCAGGCAGACACAATCCCTGCTGAGTAAGATACCGCCTGCTTTGAAGGTATGGCTGGGTGTAGCTACTACAGTGATAGGTGGTCTCATCAAGTTGGGTAAGGACCTTATTGCCAATACTCAGCAGTATGGTGATGTGTTCCAGGCTTCTATGGCCGGCATGAAGGCTGCTTACCAGTCTCTTATCATAGATTTTTCCAATGGCACCGGCTGGAATGAGCTGATCCAGAATATGCGTACTGCCTATGAGAACGGTAAGCTGGTAGCTCAGATGCTGGATGAACTCTTTGAGCGTAATAACTCTCTCTCCATGATGGAGGCTGAGTATAACGTGGAGATAGAAAAGAATAAGCAGCTGATGCGTGACCAGACTCTATCTGATCAGGAACGTCTGGCTGCAGCAGAGGAGGCTGTACGTCTGGAGAAGGAACTGGCTACCGAGAAGCGCGACATTGCACAGCAGGAGTATGATGCTTACAAGCTCCAGCTGCAGACTAGGACCAAGATGAATGATGAAGAACTGGATTTCCTGGTACGTCAGTACAATGCGAATAAGGATATCATACGTCAGGCATCCGAGTATAACACTGAACTGAATAAGCAGAAGCAGCTGCTGGCCGGCTATGAAGCTGCCGGCAACTATCTGGCATATCAGAAGGATATTGAGGCTGCGCGTGCATCCATCAAGGCACTAGAGGATGATACGGACCAGTCTATTAAGGATGTAGCAGCTATGGTGGCCAAGTATAACCTCTCTAGTGATGAGATGGTGAGTAAGTATGTTCAGAGCTACAATTCCATGCTGCAGGCCGAGAGCGGATATTACAAGGCTACCACAAGAATTGCTACCACAGCCAGCTCATTGCGTAAGTCCCTGCTAGATGAACACTCCAAGGCTACTGATGACGCCTACAAAAATGAGATATCCAAGGCCGAGCGCCGTAATGCGGAGCTGCTTAACATTGAGAAGCAGCGTTACATCAATGGAGAGATAACTGCTGAGCAGTATGAACAGAAGCAGACCGAGATACAGCGTCAGGGGCTGCAGGATAAGATTGATATCAGCAAGCGGTTCCTGAAGGATACAGTGGCTTATCAGTCACAGCTCCTGGATATGACTCTACAGGAACAGATGCGTCTGGAGAAGGAGGCTGAGTCTGCATCGGCTAAGGAGATAGCTGCACGTCTGGCTGAAGAGGCTGCCGCTCTGCAGAAGCAGATTGAGGAGGAAGCCAGGGAGAATGAACGCCTGCAGAAGATGGCTGCCGATCTGACCGGTGCTACCAGAGAGGTGGCATTCCAGGCAGAGCTGGCAGATCTGGAGGCGCTATATGAGCAGAAGCTGATTGATGAGGAGGATTACCAGCGTGCGCGTGCTGAGGTGATAGCACGCTATCAGGCAGAACAGCGTGAGCTGGATTTAACTACATGGAAGAGGAGTCTGGATACAGCTAAAAAGTATCTGTCTCAGATATCCACTGCCATGAATAACCTGCAGGATGCTAAACTGGCTCAGCTGGATGCCCAGATGAATGCCGAACTGGAGGCTGCCGGTGATAATGCTGAGCGCCGTGAACAGATTGAGCAGGATTATGAGGCCCAAAAGCTCAAGGTGCAGCAGCGTTATGCAGATGTGAATATGGGCATACAGATTGCCCAGGCTCTAGCTAACGGTGCATCGGCTATTCTTGCTACTTATGCACAGCTTGGTTTTACTCCTGCCGGTATAGCGGCATCGGCTTTGATGGCTGTGGTTACAGCTACTGAGGTAGCTATGCTGGTGGCACAGCGTAATGCCATACGTAGTGCCAGCGTGCAGTCTAGCTCAGGATCATCCACTCCGGCACCAGTGGCACAGCGTACAGTTAATGGTTACTCTACCGGTGGCTATACGGACCGTGCCTCCAGTGACATGAAGGAGGTGGGTGTGGTACATGCTAATGAATGGGTAGCTCCTGCCAGCATGGTACGTGCTCATCCTGTGCTGTTCCGCTCTCTGGAGAGTATGCGCCGTAAGGAGCGTGTGAAGAGCGGTGTGCTTGGTTTCGCAGATGGCGGCATGGCCGGAGATTTAGACAGTGATGATGTGGTGGTATCCAAGGCGGATCTGGACCTCCTGACGGTAGCCATTAATAAACTTCTCACAACTCCGCTCAGAGCGTATGTGGTGAATAGTGAAGCTAACGCCGTTCAGGAACTGAATGAACGTATCAAATCAATAACCAGTATCAAATGAAGCTGCATATAAACAATGGTGAACTGACGCTGCCCAAAGATTTCTCCTTTGAGATAGTGCAGAATAGTGCCTTCTTCTCAGGTGATGGCACTACCAGTATACCGGCTACTATACCGGCGACTCCAGCAGACCAGGCTAAACTGGGATGGCCGGCACGTCTGGGACGTAAGGATCGTTACGTCAATGCATATCCGGTGATGCTGGAGCATGGTATCTTCCAGAAGCGTGGCACACTGGTGGTAGATAGCGCTACGGAGCATGGCATAACCTGCTCTATAGCTCTGGAGAACTCCGATCTGTATGCCAAGTTCAAGGATAAGGAGATCAAGGATCTGATGGCAGATGAGGTGCTGACAAACTATAATACTGCCCATGATTGGGGTTTGTATTTCCAGACCGTATATATATTGAACGGTGCCAATGGATTCTGCGTATTCCCTGTGGCCGTAGAGAAGGGTGATGACGGATATCAGATGAACAATGAGCCTCTGATAGAGAGCGGTCATCCTATCTGGAGCCTGAATTATGCAGCCAGGGAGATCCGTGAAGGTGATGTCTATGTCGCTGTTCCGGAAGGATACGGCATAGCTCCGTTCTTATTCCTGTATGAGGCTATCCGCCGTATAATAAAGAAGTGCGGATTCACTCTCACAGCTAACTGCTTCCAGACAGATAACCGTCTGAAGAACCTGGTACTGGTTCATAACTGCTCGGATGCCATTTGCTCCGGCACCGTGCATATAGCAGACCTGCTGCCTTCCTGTAAGGTGGGAGAGTTCCTGACCTGGCTGCAGAAGAAATTCAATGCCGTGGTGGATGTCAACTCATCCACTATGAAGGCTCAGGTGGTGCTGATGGAATCCATACTGTCCGGAACACCGGATATGGATATCAGTAGTAAGCGTCTGGGAGATATGACGTATCAATACTCTCCGTCCAGCCGTGTGATCCTCAAGTCAGACACATCACTAGATGGTGCCAGTCCTGCTACTGAGACTCTGGAGGCGCTGATAGAGAAGTATGGCAGCTGTGCTGATGTGACGGAACAGCAGTTTAATTCCTACGGCAGCATGCCGGATGGTCTGGTACGGCGTAAGAGTACAGGAGATTACTATATCATCAAGCGAGATGTGGCTCATGGTAATTTTAATCCTGCATACGTGAAGGAGCGTGTAGGATCATCATACTTTACTTATGACCGGCATAACAGTGATCAGAGT